GTAATACAGAGCTATGATACTGCGTTTTCAAAAAAGGAGACGGCGGATTACTCTGCAATTACGACTTGGGGTGTATTTAGACCAGAGGAGGCTGGGGGCCCTAGAGGGTTGATTTTGCTGGACAGTAAGAAGGGGCGGTGGGATTTTCCTGAGTTAAAACAGATAGCTTGGGATCAATACAACTTCTGGGAGCCAGAAACGGTGATAATTGAGGCAAAAGCCTCTGGTATGCCTTTGACGCATGAATTACGCAATATCGGCATTCCTGTCGTAAATTTCTCTCCGTCACGAGGCAATGACAAGGTTTCGAGAGTACATGCGGTTTCACCTTTGTTTGAAGCAGGTATGGTGTATGCCCCTGATGAAACCTTCGCGGATGAGCTTATTGAAGAAGTTGCAGCGTTTCCAAATGGGGAGTATGATGACCTTGTTGACAGCATGACCCAAGCGTTGATGCGTTATCGGCAAGGTAACTTTGTATCGCTGCCCACGGACGATTGGGACATAGACGAAGATAAGCATACTCAGGTCCGCGCATATTATGGCTGAATCAAAATTTTCTTTAGTGCCGCCCCGAAGATACCCGGAAGGGTATGACCGTACAGGTGAGGGCATAGAAACCTTTAAAGGTCTTTTGCAAGGAATGGGTCCCGACCTTGTGGGAAGTTTTTCTGATATTGCAGGATTAGTAGGCGAAGGTGCTTCATCTCTACCTCCAGTCACATCAAATATTTTAATGCTTCAACAAATGCAGGGGCTAGATAAAATAGCTGGCTCTGAAGTTTTAGGGGAAAAAACTTTTGGCAAAGCCCCCACAGAGTTACGCCAAAAGATGCGGGATGATGCCCGTCTCGTGGGGGGTGCTATAGGTTTGGGGGAAATAGCCACCGCTAAAGGAGCTGATCTTTTAAGTGATGGCATTGCAAGCTTCATAAAATATATGAAAAACAAAAATACTCCTGTCGCGGTCACACCTGACGGCCAGATAGTTCCTGTACCACGGTCCCCGGATCAGGATTTGCCTGACACGTCTAGGACAGAAATGATGGGTGGCGAAGAGGCGGCTAGAGCTTTTCCTGAAATCACAAAATCAAGAGAATTAGCGGAAAAGCTGTACAAGGTAAAAGAAGCTGATTTTGCAAACAAAGAAAATGTTTATTCTTTAGCGGATGACATTTTTAGAGAGACAAAAAAGCAAACAGGCTTTGGAACAGGGCCCTCCATTATATATGACGCAGACGGAAAACCGACTGTAACTTTTTACACTGAATTTGAAGCAGATCTTTCCGATATTAATTTTGGGACGGATGCCCCAATGGACAGCATTGTCCATGACATGTACGACTTTTTTGATTATGAATCTTTGGAGGGCGGGAATGTCATTAATTATTTAGACAATAACATGGGCCTTCCGACAGAACCTGGCTTTGGAAAATTCTTTGACAGTCCTTTGTCAGAGCATTTGCCATCTGACCACCCTATTATGCAGGCGTATGGGGATTTCATAAATCAATATACACTTCGTATTTCTGAAACGACCCCAAATGGCGAACTAGGTCATTTTAGTTCGTATGATAACCGCATTACAATAAGAGCAGATCAGCTTAATTCTAGTGACCCAGATCAATTCAGAAGCATCATGATCCATGAGTTACAGCATTTATTGCAAGACGTAGAGGGCTTACCTAAAGGGGGCATGGCTTTTACTTTAACTGATTATCAAAAAGTTTCTGATGCTTTTGTAAAACGTCTAGATGAAGTTGACCAAAATATAAGAAGGGGTCTTGACCAAGGAACTTATAACATTGGCAATTTAATGAACGCTAGTCCTTTGAGCGAGAATGGCCGGGTTTTCGATGCGTTGACCGCCGCCCGTGATGACATTCTTACGCAAAATAATATTCCCATTAATATGCGCTCTCGTGCGATGGTTTATCCGGGGCCAATGAATGAGGGGGCAAAAATGGACCCCAACAATCTTTCAATGCGTGAAGAGGTTTTGGCCCGCGCAAAAGAAATCATGACGGGGAGATATCAAGACGCGGTACAAAAACAACAAAAAGTAATGAAAGCTTTAGGCATTACTGAGGACTCTTATAGGAATTATTTTAGAATAATTGGGGAAAAGGTTGCTCGAAGCTCTGAGGAAAGGGAGAAGTTGTTTGCGGAAATTCGTGAATTGGAAAGATCGCGACGAAAGGCTACTTCTCCTGCTGCATTAGAGAGAATAGAGGGCCGATTATTTGAGCTTAGAATGAGAGCTGAAACCGCTCCTATAGAAGTATTTGCCCCAGGCGGCTTTGACATGCAGGACGTAATCAAAGAAGTCGGCCCTATGGGGGTTCAGTACCCAAGAGGTACGGGCGGCATTCAGGGCATGGTTCCAAAAATCAATGAAGCTGCTCGTCGCCGTAAAGTTGAGACTTGGCACGGGGCGGGAACTGACTTTGATAAGTTTGATCTTCACTATGTAAAGACAGGTGAAGGAGCAAACATGTTTGGTCATGGTATTTATCTTTCAGATCTTCGTCAGGTGGGCGAGACATACAAACGGAATGTAGGTTTTCGCAAAGAGTTAGACCCTTTTGCTGAAGAAGACGATTTGAACATGGTTGTTGGACGGTTTAACACAGATCGTGTGACAGACCCTGACACAGGAAGACCAAAGCTTTTTGTTGAAGATAACGAAGAGTTCTCAAATTTGCTCGATGAATTGGTTTATGGCATTGGCGAGGACAATGTAAATACAAATTTAACCGGGGGCTTTACAGACTACGCTTTTGATGACGGTAAAACTTTACGTTTGAAAAACGCAGTTCACGTTGATGAGAAAACGGGTGTGGAGCGAGATGGTTTTGAGGTTATAGGTCTTGGACCTTCTGACGGTACGCTTATGCAAGTAGCTATGGACATTGATCCGCGTACCGAAATGATTGATTTTTATCGCCCAATGGAGGACCAGCACCCTGCTGTTCGTGAAAAGGTTTTAGCAATCGCTCGTAAGATTGGCGATGAGAAGTTGATTAAGGAGGTCGAGCGGGGGCGGGCTGACGGTCAGGGCGTTCTGTTGTCCATTGCCAAATTTTATGGTGGTTCGAGTTTAGATGACCCGCGTATTTCTGTTTTACTAAACAATAACGGTATAAAAGGAACGAAGTATTCAACTCGTGGTACGCGGTACGATAGGTTAGACCCTGGAGCAGACGATTATAATTACGTTGTTTTTGATGCAGCCACTTTAGAGATTTTAAAGAAATACGGCTTTGCGGGGACAGTGGGCATTGGCACAGGGGCTGCGTTGACCGAAACACGGCCCACGGACCAGCCACAGGAGTTTGCAAAAGGCGGTCATGTAAAAGCAGGAATAGCCGAGTTTATACCTTTTATGCGTCAGGGGGGAGAAGTAGAATCTCGTGCTACTGAGTTTGCAGAGGCCGTCGAGAGTAACTTCCAAGCTAATTTATTACTTGATAATGCATCTCCAGAGGAACTAATTGAAGAATTTGGAATAGAGGGGTATGCCGCTCTTCTTCATGCTGCGGGCCGTTCTCAAAAAGAAGGTGCGGACCCAAATCGTTCAAGTAATGTATATTTTAGTTTACAGGGGAACCCTGAAAGACAAGGAAAATTATTTGATCTATATGAAGATTCTGACATGTTTTCCCCTCCTGCAACTGCAGAGGACCATCCTTTGCTTGCTTTAGATGTTTTGAGAGGGAGGAATACCCCTCCAAAGGCGAACCCAGCGGCAGGGCCGTCTCAAGATCTTTTAAATCTGCGACATTTAAAAAAGCTCTCTGACAGGGAATTAAGCAAAAATATTAGGAAGTTAAAACAAGGCGAAATGGATATTGAAGATGTTTTTACTAACATATTTAAATATTCGGGGCCTCAAATAGCAATGGCAAAAGGCGGACCAGTCAAGTCTGGTATCGCACAATTTATCAAACATATGCAATAATGGAGGGATATGATATGATAGAGGAAGAGTTTGACGAAGAAGTCATCATGTTGAAAGCGGACGGGTTTGATGAGGCGATCATTGGATCTGCTGAGAGGTGTGGACTTCCTGTGATGATTGCTTACGATTGGGATAAATGTGTGGATATATTGCGGACAAGAGACGGTATGTCTTTAACAGAGGCAATAGAGTTCATGGATTTTAATGTGACAGGCGCATATATGGGCGAGGGAACACCTGTCTTTATAAAGGGTATGAGCCCGCGTTGCGATTGTGAGGTTGTAAATGGTTAGACCCCCTATTTCTCTGGTAGAGAATCAAAATCCACAGATAGAGCAAGAAGAATTGATGGCAGAGGTGGAGATTGAAGCCCCTGGCAGTCTTCAAATGCCTGTTGAAAGTGAGTTTGACATACAAATATCGGAGGATGGCGGGGCTATTGTAGACTTTGAACCATCTACAGACATGCCTGACAGTGGTTTTTATGCCAATTTAGCAGAGGATTTAGACGACAGGGTCTTGGGTTCTCTTGCAAGTGAGCTTACATCAGACTTTGACGCTAACAAAGCTAGCAGACAGGATTGGGAAGATGCTTATGCAAACGGTTTGGAATTATTGGGATTCAATTATTCGGAAAGATCGGAGCCTTTCAGAGGTGCGTCAGGCGTCACGCATCCGTTGCTGGCTGAAGCGGCAGTGCAGTTCCAAGCTCAAGCGTTCAATGAGCTGCTGCCAGCGGGTGGACCAGTGCGTACTGCTATTGTCGGCTCAGCAGACGCAGCAAAATCTGACCAAGCCCAGCGTGTAAAGGACTTTATGAACTTCTACATCACGAATGTGATGGAAGAATACACCCCAGAGTTTGACCAGATGCTGTTCTACTTACCTTTAGCGGGTAGTACGTTCAAGAAAGTCTACTATGACGAGGGCATCGACAGGGCGGTAAGCAAATTCGTAGCTGCAGAGCATCTGGTGGTGCCTTATGAAACCGCTGATTTAGAAACTTGCCCCAATATCACGCATGTCGTGCGTATGAGCTTGAATGAATTGCGTAAAAAACAGATTGGGGGCTTTTACAAGGACATACCTGTGCTGCCACAACAGGCCGTGGACGACGATTTAGAGTCAGAAATTGACAGAATCACTGGTCTTGAGCCGTCATCCGTGGATTATGACTGCACATTGCTTGAATGTCACGTCGATTTGGACTTAGAAGGGTACGAGGACAAGGGTCAGGACGGTGAACCGACAGGAATTAAGCTTCCATACATCGTAACCATCTCTCAGGACAACGGTCAGGTACTGTCAATTCGTAGAAACTACCGCGAAAATGACCCAAACATGGAGAAAATACAGTATTTTGTGCATTATAAGTTCCTTCCTGGCTTTGGTTTCTATGGATTGGGGCTTATTCACACTATTGGTGGTCTTTCACGGACAGCGACTGCAGCTTTACGGCAATTGCTT